TGCCCTGCACAGCGAAAGCAGGGGGCCACGGGGGGGGCGCCAGACGCGGCGCGTGGGGGACCCCACCAGATGACGCGACCCAAAAATGGGAATTACCGAGGGTGCGCTGCGGGTGGGCGTGGGGGGTGTGTGCGGCTGTCGCAGGGTGTGTTGTGTCTGCCCTGGTTTTAGATCTGTCTCTACTAAGAACTAAGAGCTGCTGCAGGGGAGAGCAGGTGTAGGAAGGAATGCTCTGCACATAGGTTGAGCACCTGTTAATCTCAGCTTGCCAAAACCCCTTGCTACCACTGGGTCGAGACAGTGGCAGCAGTGTCACACCTAGTAGTCGAATACTAGGAATGACTAGGGGCACGTCAGCTGAGGACTGACTGCGTGAATCCTAAAGACAGTGGCCATGAGGACTTTGTGATGGTCCACCGCAAAGACCTAGATGCGGTCATTGACCTGGTGAAGACCAGGCGGCTTCAGCTTCGAGACATGGCCGTGTTCAACGCTCTCATTGCTGAAATGGAACCGACCACCGGCAAAGTCCGCGTCACCGCTTCTCATCTCTCCGAGCGACTGGGCGTCAAGCTCCCGGTTTGCATCAGCGCTCTCACCCGGCTGCGAAAGGAGTTCCTCGTCTCCAAGGTTCACGACAAGCGGTCAGGCTCCTACTACTTCCTCCTCAATCCCTACGTGGCATCGGTAGGAGGCCCACAGCGCCGCGGCCACCTATGGCAGCAGTTTCAAGACTCCCTGGAATGACAGCAGCAGCGCAGCTAACCTGAGTGCATCCGCTCTCCAGTTGTGTACCTATCCAACAGCGAGCGAATACGTCTCGGACTTCATGAGTACGGCAGCGACGTTCCTGACAAGGTAGTGGCAGCTGCTGTGGCGGCGTTGGAAGGAATACCAGACCCTGAGCCAGCACCAAAGAAGAGAGCACGCACCAGCAAGGGCCGGTTCCAAGGCGACGACCTGCAAACCACTGACAAAAACGAGGCGTGGGAATAGCCCTACGGCTAAGCTCTAGCCAACGTGGACGGGTGGTGCCGTTGCGTGCCATTCACTTCTCAGTGTTTGGTTGTTGTTGGGAAGGCCCTTCTGTTTCGGCAGGAGGGCTTTCCTCATGAAGTGGGAACCCTTGCCGCCTGAGCTGTGGCCCTTCCCCCACTTCCTCTGCTACCTGCTGCGAGAACTCAACCTTGCCGATACCCCCACCCTCCGTCAGCTCGAGGTGGCGGAATGGATGGAAAATGGCCCCGATCGCTCGATCACCACTGCCTACCGTGGCCTGGGTAAATCCTTCGAGTCGGGTGGCTATGCCCTATGGCGGCTGCGCCATGACCCGTTCACCGAGAAGGTGCTGATCCCAGCCTGCACCGCTGAGAAGGCTGAGGAGGTGGCAACCTTCATGGCCCGCTGCATCCGCGACGTAGACATCCTGCGGTGCCTGGAGCCGCGGCCGGATGGCCGTTCATCGGTATCTGCCTTTGATGTGGGCCCTGCCGTGATCGATCAGAGCCCGAGTGTCCGCGCTGTGGGAATCCTGAGCCCAGCACTCACCGGCAAGCGCTGCACGCTCTGTCTGCCGGATGACATCGAGACCCTCAACAACTCGATCACAACGCTCAAGCAGGAACGGCTGGCCCAGGCCGTCACCGAGCTCGAAGCAATCATCAAGCCAGATGACCCGGGGTTTGATCCCGACGCCCCTAGGGATTACAGCCAGGGCGGCCTGCGCCAGGTGTTCCCAAGACAGATCCGCTACCTGGGAACACCACACCTTGAGAGCTCGCTCTACCTACGGCTGGTGCGTGAGCGGAACTACGCAATTCGGTTCTGGCCCGCACGCTTCCCCGATCCCAACGACCCAGATCAATGGGAGTGCTACGAGGGCAACCTGGCGCCTGGCATTGCCGAAGCGGTGCAAGCCCAGCCGTCGTTAAAAGGAGAGCCGACCGACCCCGAGCGGTTTGGACACCAGGAGCTGCTGAAGCGCGAAACGCGCATGACACGGGCCTCAGTGCAGTTGCAGTTCATGCTCAACTGCCGGCTCAGCACCATGGATCGCTACCCCATCCGGCTGGGGGATCTGATGGTGATGGACCTCGATGGCAAGGCGCTGCCCGAGGTGGTGATCTGGGCGGCCAGTCCCGATCAGCGCATCCAGAACCTGATCTCCGTGGGAATGGGCGCCGATCGCTACTACCACCGCCCAACCGTGATCAACGGCTGGGTATCGGCTGAAGAGACCTGGCGCTGCGTATTGGCAATCGACCCCGCCGGCCGCGGCAGTGATGAGCTGGCATGGGCGGTGATCGCTGAGCTGAACGGCAACTTTTTCCTGCTCGAGAGCGGCGGCACCACACGGGGGTATGAGCCGGCGGTGCTGGCGATGCTGGCGGAACGTGCCAAGCGCTGGAAGGTCAGCTACTGCGTGGCAGAAAGCAACATGGGTGATGGCATGTTTACGGCCCTGCTGTCACCGGCCATGGCCAAGGTCTATCCGGTCTCGATTGAAGAGATCCGGGTGAGCCAGCAAAAAGAGAGGCGGATCGTGGACACCCTTGCCCCCCTGGTGCAGCAGCACCGGATGGTGGTGAGCAGTGAGCTAATCAAAAAGGACTACAACGAGGCCGAGCGTGACCCCGAGACGGGTCACCAGCGGTCGCTGATGTATCAGCTCAGCCGGATCACTGTTGAGCGTGGCTCACTGAGCTTTGACGACCGGCTCGATGCGGTGGCCCTCGGGGTGAAGTTTTTTACTGATGCCGCCGCGCAGGACCAAGAGAAGGCCAAGGCCACCCGTCAGGAAGACCTCGATGATGCGATGCGGCAAGCCTGGTTTGATGAGACCGGGGCCAGTATCGATGCCCTGGCGATGGGATGGAAGCCTCAGCCCATGGCTGCCGCCTACGGCGGGGTCAAGCGGTAGCGGCATCGTCAGTCCGCCGCACCATTGGCACCACGTTGGGCTTGTCCTTGAGGGCTGAGAAATCCAGCTTGCTGGCCATCTTGGATCTCAGCTTGTCGGTGTCGTCCTGGCTGAGGGTGGCGGTGATGGCGTTTTGCTTGAGCAGCTGCAACGCGACACGCAGATCGTCGTTGGTGGTGGGTATGAGATTGCCCTCGTCGTCATAGCCACCGTTGTCGATGCGATCGCGGACGGTGCGCACCACTGAGGCGTGCAGCTCCTCGAGATCCTTTGCCAGGTCAGCCATAATTACACCAGTGCAAAGCTCTACCTATCATGGCCGCGGCAACAAGCAACCCGCTCAAGGTGAAGTGGCAAAGCCAGCTTGATAACAGAAGTGGCACCGGTTACCGCGAATGCTTCTCCTCCAGCTGCGCCATGTTGGCAATGTTCTGGGGCAAGATCCCTAGCGATGACGCTTATAACGCCATCCGCGCCAAGCACGGGGACTCCACGTCCGCCGAGGCCCAGCTTTCCGCGCTGCGGTCCTTGGGGCTAGACGCCAACTTCCACACCAACGGCACACCGAAGGCCCTGGAGCGAGAGATTGACGATGGTAGGCCCGTAGCGGTGGGCTGGCTGCATCACGGCCCTGTGAGCGCCCCCAGGGGCGGTGGGCATTGGTCGGTGGTGATCGGCTACAACGGCCTGGCCTGGATTCAGAACGACCCCAGCGGCGAAGCCCTGCTGGTGCCCGGCGGCTACGCCAGAAACACCAACGGGGCCGGGGTGATCTACAGCCGCAAGAACTGGAACCCCCGATGGATGCCTGGCGGCAGCGGTGGCTGGTACCTCACCTGCAGGCCTTAGCGCTTGACCAGTGGTGTCCAGACGCCCGCCAGGATCTCGATCGCCCGGTAGAGCTTCACCGCCATGCGGCTGACATCGCCCAGGGCCTGGTTGTCCTTAGGCGTTGGGGTAAGGTTCACGATCAGCACAGCAGCGCCGTGGATGGCGATTGCCAGGGCGACGTATTCAGAGACGCGGTTCATGGGTTGCCTCTAGATGGGTAATGCGGTTGTCGTGACGCTGCAGCGTTGTGTAGATGCCATCAAATGCCGTCTCAAAACGCTCCAGCGTCTTGTCGATGTGCTTGACCGAGGTGGAGACCTGGATCAGTGCTGCAGTGGTGGCATCGTCGCGCCTGCTGACGTTGGCGAACCAGCTGCCGGTGCTGCTTAACACTCCCCCCGCAAGAGCCCCCGCAAGAGCGGCCAGGATCGCGGTGAACGGCTCTGGCACGGCAGCGGGATCAGATGCACAAGTGCAGAGTAACGCTTAAAGTGAGCGCGTCCACATGCTCGAATTGTGGACTTCGCTTTTTTCCAGGCTTTTAACAAACTCCAGTCAAACGTCATGACGATCCTTGACCGCGTCACTAAGGTCCTCGCTTATTTGGCCGGCGAACGTGCCGGACTGCTCACTCAGTTGGCCGAAACCAAGGCTGCTCTTGAGGTCGCACTAGGCAACGATGTCGCTGACGCTGAGGCCATCGCCGCTGCTCGAGCCGCCACCGGCGAAGCTCAAGCCCGCGCCGACGAAGCTGCTGCGCAAATTGCGCCGCTGCAGGAACTGGCCGACGCTGACGCCGCCAAGGATGCCGCTATTGCTGAGGCCCTTCTCGTCCTGTGCAGCCTTCGGCTGACTGAACGTTGTCGGTAGCAATTGCATGGGGCCGAAAGGCCCCTAACTACTCAGGTACTTTCAGGCTTTGGAGGCCTTCGGGACTCTGGAGCAGGTGCTAGCTCGGAGGTGAACTCTGCTGGCAAGTGGTGTTCAACCGCCATGACGGCTATAGCGCCAAGCAGCTCGGCTGATATTGCCCCCGCTGCCAGCAGCCGACTCCATAGCCCAAAAAACAGCCGCGGATCACCTTTGCCGGCCTCGTTGAGGCCAACGCTCAGGCCGCCGGCCATGGGGCCAGGCAGTGACTCGTAGAGCGCAGTAATGCTTGGGTGCATCGCTAGGTCGATGCCGAACGCCATCCAGTCGGGTTGCGGGGCATTGGCGGCATCCCAGGCGGCCTTTTCCTCTGGCGTGACATCTCGTACTACCCAGGCCTGAACCCAACTGCCATCGGGGCGGCGGGTGGGCAGAGGTGCTTCCTCTATTCGGTGGGTACTTGGGTCCGCCTCTGGCGGGGTGGAGAGGAGGACCGCGTAGACGCCGAATGTGGCCAGATCGTATGAGGTGGGATCAGCAGATATGCCGACGTTGGGATTGTCTTGGCGCAGCATCGAGACCGTGTAGGGATAGACGGATTGCGCGCCTTTGTCGAGGATGTAGTTCATGAGGGGTTTACCGTGTAGACGTGGATGAATGGGGCGAAACTCAGTGGAACCGCTAGATAGTTGCCCGAGGGCGAAAAGGCCGACTCCCTGGCAGATACAAATGAAGGGAGTCCAGGGGGATTTCTATAATGCTCGGTCGTTCCACTTGCGTTCCAGCCTAATACGCGAAGCTGACCTGTTGTGCTGCCACCCGAGTGCAGCAGTATTTTGCTGCCTTGAGGTGAAAATTGCATGTTTTTCTCTATTTGACTAAACGCACTTCCTCCAAACCTGAGGGCCACACCCCTACCACTACTGCTCCATCTATATGCGCGACCATAGGGGGGAAAATCGCCCCCTATCGCTAGCGCATTTCCGTCTGGGTGGAAGGCTGCCGCTGTCGAGAAGATTCCACTTTCAATGGTTGATGTTGCTCCCCAGGAGCTGCCAGTCCATTCAAATACCTGTGTGCCACTAGCATCAGGGCCACCAGTGAGAACGACGGTGAGGCCGTCAGGACTGATTGCAATTTCGCTTCTGCTAGTGAAATCAAAGGAGGGGACTGCGGGCACGAGAAGCGACCCGAATGAAGTGCCGGTGAATGGCAATGCAATCAAGTTGAGCCCCGTGCTCGTTACAGAAGTGAAAATATGTCCATCAGTCTTGGAAAAAACTGTAGGGAATACGCCTGGATTGGCTATTGCATAGCTGTAACGCGAGCCCAATCCCGTGGTGGACGACCATTGGTAAATGGCCAGCTCATTGTTATGCCTGACCCCAAAAAAGGAGCCTGCCGTAGAAAAGAAAATGCGGCTTGCCGCATTATTAAAGCCTGTATTTGCTTGCACGATTCTCGACCCAAAGCCACTGGGCGACCATTGGTAGGCAGTGACATTCGTAGCTGCAGTCAGGACTGCAATTGCGCTCTCATCCGGTGCCCAAGCGATGTCCTGAACGGCGCTAGTGAGAGCTACGGACGGGTTAGGGAAACGCGAGATCCCCCAGGATGGGGGGATGCCCGAGTAGGCCAATACGGACAATTGATTCAACATCAGGTGCGACCCCGCATTGCTGCAATCTCGATTGTGTTTGTGCCACCAGTGAAGGAGACGATGAATGTCTCAAGCTCGTTTGGGGTTAAGGCTGGAGCAAAGATGCCGTCCCATTTTTTGTCTTGAGAGTTCCCACTGAAGAATGCGACGCTGCCGCTTGTAAACGTGAAGGAAAAAACTCCTCTCCACGTATATCCAGAGGGGACGGACTCCAGGTTTGACAGGTTAACTGTAACGGCTCCATTGACCGCTGCGGCAAAGCGAAATTCGTTACCGGTTAGAACGTCAAGCGTGTACGTTGATCCAACAGCCGTAACCGTTCGCAGACGCTGGCAAACTCCTTGGCCAATCGTCATGCCCCATCCTTCTGCAGGCGCGACGCCAATGCCAATGCGTTCAAATTCCAGGGAAGTAGTTTGCAGCGCTGGAGGGATGCGGCCCGTTGCGTCAAGTTGAACCAATCCAAGCGCGGAGTTGAGCAGTAGCGAGATGTTGCGCCGTCGCACCCAAAAGCCCTGGCTGTTCTGGATGCTGGCGTCGGCAATTGTCAGTGGCAGGTCCGCGCCAACGGTGACATCCTGCAGAAAAGCATTATCGGCATAGCTCTTGACGGCGAATTGCGTCGGCACGGTGTTGCCATCAACGCCGCCAGTTGACGCAATCAAGCTGGGGTTATTGCTAACCTCCCGCAGCTGCTCGCCAACGGTGCTGATGCCCCCGTTGCGACTGAATGGGCCGATGAAGTTCAAGCCCGCAAGATTAAATTCGTCCGTGGAAATAGTAACAGAACCGGTAGTACCATTAACCTCGAACTGTTTGCCGACCTTGAAATCGCCTTTCTCGTTGGTGTTGGAGCTATAGACGCGGCCATTGTTGCTCTCAACGATCTCATTTGCAGGGATTGGTACGCCGCCATTCCACGGAAGGGCGTCATAGTTGGTGCCGCTGCCCACAAACTCAAACGTATGCGAGGGCGCCGAAACCTGCGACCGGTTGCGGAAGTCCAGCCGCTGCCCCGCTGCGATTGGGTTTTTCAGCCCGCCGTTGGTGTCAGAGAAAAATTCAACCCGGTAGCCGCCACTGATCGGCACGCTGCTGGTGACCACGTAGGCGCTGGTGGGGCAGATGAACGTCAGCCCCCCGACCAGGACATTTCCATTGCCCGCAGGGAGGGTCGTCTTGGTGGTCAGCGTGACCACGCCGGTGGTTTTGTTGTAGACGGCATTGGCCACCCCGTAGTCGATCCCACCGATCACAGCGGTCCCGCCGCTCACGTATTCGTGCTCAGGGCCGCTGGGTAATGCGGTCTCGTTGTAGGTGAGCGTGGTGTCGCTGGCGCGGATGTAGCTGAATGTCTTGGCCTCTGCGGCGCCCGTGCTGGCGTTCCTCGGGAACACCAGCTGCGGGAACATCAGTTGCCCAGCGTTGGGGCGGGATGCGCTTGAGCAGATGAACGACAGGCCCGCCAGCGTGACCTGATCGCCCACTGTTGGCGCGTAGCCGGTGGCCGTCAGCACCATTACGCCTGTGGTGTTGTCGAAGGTCGCGCTGGTGATCGGGTAGCTAATCCCCCCGAGCGTCACCGCGCCGCCGCCCACATACTCATGAATGATCGTGCTGGTTGCCAGGGTCACCGTGAAGGCGCTGCCAGCGGTGGAGCCGCTTACAGCCGTGATCGTGACCGGGTTGCCGGCGCTGCCAGTGCTGCCGGCGCTTGGGTATTTGATCTGGCGGCCCAGCCTGTTGGCCGAGAAGCCGACTACATCGACCTGGGTAGCTCCTTGGCGGATGAACTGATAGGTGCCGGTGGCGGCGCCGGTCATGTTGATTGCAGCGCCACCAGCCGTCGCGCTCACCCGGAACGCATCGGCGGTAAACCCTGATGCGATTACGTGATACGAGGTCAGCGAGGTGGGGGTGGCTGCCAACCCCGTGGGGAAGTCCCCATTCGTCACTTCAAACCGCACCTGGCTGCCAACGCTCAGCCCGTGAGCAACGCAGCTGAAGGTGTCGGTAGTGGTGTCGATCGTGACGGCCTTTTGCAGTCGCGTTGCGCCATAGGTGGCTGCCAGCGCCCCACCGGTGTAGAGCGGCTTGGGGCTGTAGCCATCGGCCATCAGGCCGTAGATGCCGAAGTCAGAGGTGCCGCCGCCGCTGAGATTGACCTGGCCGCCGCTCTCGCAGCGGACGTGATACTCACAGAACGTGCCGAAGAACGACACGAGCTGCGCATAGCCGTCGTTGATGACCAAACAGCCAGGGCCACCCAAATTCACTTGGGTGTAGCTATCGACCACCATCGAACGGATGGGGGAGTTGAGAGCGCATGCACTGCCATCAACCTTGATGCCGCCGCCCGTGTTGCCGGTGGACTGGGAACCAGCGGTGCCGGCATCATCCTCTGCCGTGATGCTGGTGCAGTTCTGAATGTACGGGCTCTTGAGGATGAACGCGCCGGGGCTTATTGCGCCCCGAGCTGTGTTATCCGCCAGCCCGTTGAAGCTGATGGCCCATGCCTGGCGCATGGCGTCCGCTTGGTGACCTGCAAATGAAAAGCCCCAGCACCAGAACCCGGAATCGACCTTGAAGATGTCCGTGAACTCCAGGCCGGTGGCGCCTTGAATGACGGTTGAGCGCAGGCCAGAGCCAAACAGCGTCACATCGGGGCGCCACCGGATCGGCAAGACCGGTTCCACGTAGGTGCCGGGGGAGGTGAAGACCACATCGCCTGGCAGGGCGAGCGCGGCAGCGGCGCCATGGGTCTTCAGCGGTGAGTCGATCGTGCCGGTGTTGTTGAGGTCGTGGCCGCTGGTCGCAACGTAGATGCAGTTGGGATGCCGGATCTTCGCCAGCGCATATTGAAGGTGGGCGTTCGCATCCAACTCATGGGTGTCAATCGCGCCTGTGATTGCGTCAGCAACTACTTGGGGGACGCCGCCGCCATCGGCTGATTGCTTGACGTAGCGGCTATCAGGGTCACCAACGATGTAATCCACCCATTCCCAGCTGGAGCCGGAATAAGACAGCCGCACTTTGAGCTGGGCGCTTCCAACGAACCCAGCAGGCCTGCCAGAGAGAGGGGAGAAGCTCTCGATCCCAGTGCTATTGGCAATCTCGATCCGTGCCCCCGCGGCTGGGCTGGCAGGAATTGCCGCGACCGTAGCAATCGGGGCGTAAGGCAGGGCGCTTCCGACCCCAGCAAGCGCCGCATCAGCCGCCGCAGATGCAGCGTCAGCGGTGGCGACAGCCTCTAGCGCTTCGGCGATTGCCTCTTGGCTGACTTGGTTGGATCGAGTTGCAAAATCAATCCACTCCTGCACCACATAAAGGCTCTGCAGATCTGAAATGTTCAGATCGTCTTGGATCAGGTTTGATCCGTCGTTCCATGCAACTACCTGAGAGCCGTTAGGCGTCTCCCTGCGCACCGTGAGCCGCACCCCTGCCGCCGGCGCTGCAGTTACCTGCACCTGGGTGTCACTGACCCAGGCGTAACCGGTGCCCTCGGCCAGCAGCGTGGTGTAGGCGCCGGTTTCGATTGCCAGCCCTAGGTAAACCTTGACGTGCGCCTTCAGCAGGTACGGGAACGGGACCGAAAATGTGGTGGCGGACCCGTTGCCCGCGTACTGCGCGTATGAGTAGGGCACGGAAGATATGCACTGGTGCAGACCTCATGTTATGGGTCTTGCTACTGCCGGCCTACCCCCAGCACCGAGTGCGCTTCCATCTGTTCCTGCAGCTGCGTTGAGCGGTATCGCACCATTGCCCCGTAGCGATTGGCAAAGCCCTGGGCCACCGGGTCTTCACTGGACAGCAGCTGCATTAACGCTGCCTTGTCGTAGTAGTTGATGATGTCCTGAATGGGCTGGTAGAGCTCGGTTTCTCTGCGCTCGGCGAACTTGGCCTTATTCACCCGCCTGTCTGGTCCCATCGGATCGGTGGACACCAGCTGCTGGTAGCCAGGAGCGTTCATTAGCGCACGCAAAGCGCCAACCATGTCCCGGCCCTGAATAAAGCCATCGATGGGGATGTACGGCTCGCGGCCCAGCATCTGCGCAGCAGGGATGTCGGCCTTGATGGTGCGCATCTGCACCCGGTAGAAGGTCTCCTCGGCGTTGGTCATGGTCAGCCCAACGTCGCCCTCGCCGCCAGGGATGGGCAGCGCCACAAGTCCATCTGGTCGGGGTTTGCTCGTCACCCCTGTATCAATCAGCCACCGGTAAAGGCTGTCTTGCGGCTGAATCACCGGCATAAAGGGGATCACCGCCTCGGCGGGGATGCCAAACGGTCGCTTGATTTCGCTGCCCAGCCAGTCGAATCGAGTGGGAGCCTTGAGCACCTGGTTGAGGCCAGGGATCGGCCGGGCCGCTTTCTCGCCCACCTTCTGCAGGAACTCAGCCACCGGGGCAACGTGGTCCACGTAGATCGGGTCCATCTCCAGCGCCTTCTTCTCATCCTTGGTGAGGAAGCGGCGGCGGTCGGTAGCCTCCAGGGCGCCGCGGTCAGCTCGAGCAACCATCGAGAGCAGGCCCGACAACGGCATGATCCCGCCCATCTGGGTGGCCAGGATGTCGGCCATGTCCGCCCGGTCGGGCTGAGTCATGGCGTTTAGCATCGTGGTGGTGTTGAGCAGGCTGGCTTTGTTGTTTAACATCCGCGCCATGGCCATGGTCAGGCCCTGCAGGGCCTTGGTGCCATCGCCGTCGCTGATGCCCTCCTCCATCACCAGTTGTTGGATGTCGGCGTAGAGCCCCAGGATGTCGATTGGATCGATGCCACCAAAGCGGAACCGGGCGGCCGGGATTACCTGACCGTTGAATTGGAAGCTGTAGGGGGTGTTGAGCCTGCGCCAGCGGGCGTACTCCTCAGGATCGGAGGGGCCGCCACCGGTGAAGCCACCACTGGCGATCATGGCGCTGCCGGCGGTGAAGAAGCCCAGCGACACGATCGCCTGGGCCCGGGCCTGGGCCAGCACCTCTGGCGATGCGCTCTCCATCTGAGCCCCCAGGGCCTTCACCACCGATGGAACTACGGTGCGGTCGATGCTCCACAGCAGGGAGTTGATCGGCGTCTTGAAGAACGGCATCTGCCACGCCACCAGTGCATTTGTTCGGGTCATGCCCAAGCCCTGAATAATCGGGTCCTTAATCGTGTTGGTGAAGGTGACATTCGCTGCCCGCTGCAGCCCGATCGCGCCTAGCTCAGTGTCGGCCCGGGGCACACCCTTGAGTTCGTTGAAGGCCTGCAGCCGCAGCACGTCATCAGGCAGCTCATCACCCATCGGGATGCCCCGCTCGCGGCGGAACGTCACCAGATCTTCCTGGCTCATGTAGCCGTCAAACATCGACTTCTCGGCCATCTGCTCGGCCTGGTTGGCCACCCAGTCGGAGCCCACTTGGCGGCCCGTGGCTTCATCCATCACGCCTTTGGCTTCCTCGAAGGCCCGCAGGTAGGACTCATGGTTCACCTTCCAGGCGTAGGCCATGGTGCGGATCATCTCGTCACCGGCCCCCAGCAGCCGGAAGGCGGGTAGATAGCCGCCGTTCCAGCCGCCCAGGAACCGTTCGCCCAGCTTGCCCAGCGTCAGGCTGGTGGCGGCGTTGAGCACGTTCATCAGCGTCACCGCCGGGCCGGCCCCAACGGTGTTGCGCCAATAGGAGAGGTCTTGCAGCAGGGCAAAGCCGGTGGTGAGGGCATCAACGATCTGCTGCTTTTCGTTCTGGATCAAGTCGGGCGCAAGCTCCATGGCGTTGTCCAGTCCCATCCGCGCCTTGCCGGTGCCCAGGAAGGTGCTCGCGTTCTTCCATGCCATCTGCCACGCATCGAGGGTGGCGCGGTTGGCAAAGGCCGCAGCACGCAGGCCACCGGCCATCCCTGCCCTCAAGCCACCTTCAACGATGTCTTCCATGCCGTGGTGAAAGGCCACCAGTGCGCCGCTGACCGGGTTGCGGGCCAGCCACGTACCCGGCGATAGCAGCATGTTGTTGCGCCGGAAGTTATTGAGCAGTTCGATCTGCCCCATGATCCGCGAGCCATTCATGCTGGTGCGCGTCAGCCGGTTTGTGCGAGCGACGGCCGCCAACTGCCGCAGCTTCAGGAAGTCACCCTTCTCAACATGCTCAAGCGTCTGCCCCAGCAGGGTTTCACCCTTGATGTCGGCCATCGTCAGGTTTGACCGGTTGGCATCAGGGCTGATCAGATCCATCTCGGTGCCGCGGAAGTCGAACTGCAGCCCCCGCATGGCCCGGCCCAGCTGCGTTCGCACCGCGCTGTCCAGGTTCTCAAAGAAATGCGCCCACTGGGCTGAGTGCCCCAGCTGCAAACGCATCTCGTCGGTCAGGGACCCCACCTCCAGGGCATTGGCCACTTCCTCGAGCTTGTCGGCGTACTGGCTCACCGAATCCCAGCGCGCCTTGGCCACCTGCACCACTGAAGCCGGCAGTCGGTCAATCTCTTTGAACCGCCGCCCTAGTGCTGCGGCCACCTCTCTGGGACTACCCCCGTACTCCTGAGCCATGCGCATCAGGCTGCGCATCGCCACCGTCTCGGTGAAGCGCTGCTTCAGCTCCACACCCTTGGGCGTGTTGGCCCGCTGCAGGCCCATCACCTCCAGCAAGCCGTTGATGTTCTCCAGGTCCGGTGGGAGCTCGCTGTAATCGACTCCGTACTGCCGATAGTTGATCATCCGGCCGCTGCTGCCACGGGGGCCCTGCTGCTCGCGGAAGCCGGCTTCAACCAGCTGCTGCACCGATCGGTCACCCTTGGCGATCAGATCCGCCTCCCCCTGCTTTATCCAGGCCTCATTGGAAACTCCCACCTCCTGGCCGGTGTAGGTGCGCAGCTTGGCCACGCTCTTGCCCGCCGCCGGCAGCTCATCTAGCTCGAGGATGGCGCGGGCGGCGGCCTCCATCTCATCCAGTTGCCGGATCTTCGCTTCGATCTCATCAATTTGTTGGGCCAGATTGTTGCAGTCAGCCATTAGCAGGAGCCTCCTTTGGATTGTTTACGCAGCTCCTCAAGCTGCTTGGCGAGCTCGGCCCGCGCCTTGGGGATGTCGCCCAAGGCCTGTTTGGCGGCCTGGGCCTCGGCGGTGCTGGGCTTCGCCTTGGCCTTGCCCTTCCCCTTTGCAGGGGCGGCAGGGGCCGGCACGGCCGCCTTGGGCGTCACCACCATCTCTCCGTTCTGGTGAACCATCACCCAGTCGAGGTCAAAGACGGCTGGCTTCCGATCGGGCTTCGGCTTTAGCTCTGGTGTGAACTGCTGCACGTTGGCCTGGGCCGCTGATCCCTTCCCTCGATAGGGCTTCGGCGAACGAGGGCCCGCTGCATCCAGATCGGGGTTGAATGGCGCAGTCGCCGGCCGCACCACATCCACCGGGTTAGCAAGCTCATCGGCCGACATGCGGAACATGCCGCGGCCCATCAGCCCCAGCCGCTTCTTCTCTTCCCAGCTCAGGCGATCCCAACCATGGGCCGCCATCCATGCGTCCTTCATCCCTTGCTGGGCCTGGGCATCGAGCAGGTTGTACTCAAACCGCAGCCGCATCTCATCAATGAGCGCATCAGCGTTCTTTCTGCCTGCCTTGTACGGAGGCAGGGAGTCGGCATTGAACGCCATCGCCAGCTGCCCGGTTTCATCGCTCATCAGGTCATCGATGAGGCTCTGCTGCTGGAAGGACTCAGGCTCTCCCGGCCGGTTCGGGATCGGTGTCATCGGCGCCTGCACCTCGCCGTTGTCGATCGCACGGCGCAGGATCGCCATCTTCAGCCGTTCACGGGTTTCGGTATCCATCCCTCGAGGTTTGAACTCAGCCAGTGGCACCGTGATCTCATTGCCATCGGCATCAAGGATCTGCCCCATCGGTGACGAGGTGCTCAGATCAGCCGGCGTGTCTAGCAGCGGCGCATCGTCAACGCCAGCCATGTTGGTGCGCAGCGGCGCCATGAGCTGTTCAGGTTCAGGTGGCAGGTAGCGATCCCGCTTTTCGCTTAGCTCCACTAGGGCGTCGATGATGTCGCTCTTTTTTGAGTGCCACACCCGCCGGCCGGTGCGTGCCTTGATTAACGCCGCAACCTCTGGAGAGGAATTGGGCATCGCCAAGCGGCGCAGCAGATCACGGGACCAGCCCTGCAGCGCTGATCGGTAGTCGTCGGGGGTTTGGTAGCCGTACAGGGTGCCGCGCTGCATCACCTGTTGCAGAGGGGGCAGCTGCACTTCGGGGGACAGGTCCATGCCCAGCTGTTGCGGCAGGTCCATGCCCAGCTGCTGACCCACCAGTGATTCAGGAGCTTGCAGCCGTTGCTGAATGGTTTGCACTTCTTGCTGTGCAAACTGCAGCTCTCGTTGTACGCGGGTTACCTGGCCCTTGGCGCCGCGGGGGGTAATTCCCCCTGCGGTTTGGCGGGCGTCGATGTCGGCGAGCCGCTGGGTGAGCTCCTCGATCCGCTGCTGTGCTGCCGTCAGGTCTTCGGCATTGCGAGCTTCGCCGGCCTGGCGCCACACGCGGGAGTGAATGTCCCGCAGTTGGGAATCATCCAGCTCGTCAAGCTGAGCCAAAAAGGTGTCTAGCTCGGGCCTGGTGTCTAGATCCAGTTCGCCTTGCCGGCTGCCGCGTGGAGCCAAAAACTTTTCAGTGGTGCCTGAAAGGTTCAGGTCGGCAATCTGCTGATCGATCTCATCCACCTGCTGCAGCAGCTGCTGGGTGATTTCAGGGTCAGCTTCTGCCACCTGAGAGATCAGCTGGCCGCGCTGCCGCTGCAGCTGCTCAATCTCAGCCCTGGCGGCCGGGTTGCCGGAGTCCACCTTCAGGGCCAGCTGGCCGGCTTCACCCTGCTCAAGCAGGCCGGCGGCCATCAACCGTTCGCGCTGCTCCTCCACCTGGCGGATTTGGGTCCCCTCGTCGAGGTAACGCTCAATCGCGCTGCCGTTTGGGGTGGTGGGCACCAGGGCGCCGCCGGGCTGGTATTCGGGCAGTGCCGGGGCATCAGGAGGGGTGCCGGGTAGTGCGCCGCCTGGGGTCGCCACGTCGATCCGTGCTGGCGGGATCGGGCCACTGTTAGCTGCTGCTTGCATTTGCGTGCTGGGCAGCTGGGGGATGACCGCCCCCGGTGGCAGCTGTGGCGCATCCGTGCCCCGGTACATGTAGGGAGCCAGCTCTGCATCGGCCAGGTCATCGAGCGGGGTGGGGCCGCCGAACATCGCCTTGCGCAGCAATGGCACGAAGCTGGCGGCGCCGATCACGAGCAACGGTGCGACGAGGCCCTCCACCAGAACTCCCTTGCCGAACTTCTGCAGGTAGTTGTCGTTCTCATCAGCGCGGCCCGGCAGCTGGAGGCCGAACGCATCGCCAAGGTTGGCGAGGTTTTGCTCCATATCGATGAACGGCGCTGCCATGGTGGTGCTCACCAGCGCTTTCCCGACATTGGTGGTCACCTGCACGCCGGTGCGCAGCACTGGGTTAACCCGCTGCGCCACTGCCAGGCTCCGCACCGCACGGGTGGCCTTCACTGCGTCGGCAGCACGCTTGACTTGTGCGACCTGCCCCAAACGTCGCAGCAGGGTGGCGCCCGTCAGCGCACCAAGCATTTCACCGCCGACCGCGCCCCCCACCTCCATGCCGGCCATGTCCGCCGGCGTCACTTCCCCGTAGAACGGGCCAACGCGGAACGGGTTGAGAGATCGGGTTACTTCATCTGGGATTCGCCAGGCATCTCGGGTGTCAATCGGTTTGCGCTGCACCCAGTCGCCGATGGCGTTGCCGAGCTTGCTGACGGCATTGATCGGTCCCACCACGATGCCCGCTTTAAAGTCGGGTGAAGCCAACATGTTGCTGAACTGAGCCAGCGGCTTGATCGGGGCCGCTGCCTCAAGGCGTTGGTTCATCTCGGCTCGTGTGAGCCGCTTGCGATTGCGCTGTTGCTGCGGCTTGGCTCCACCACCACCACCACCCTGGGCCGGTGCGGTTGGAATGACACCGCCACCGCCCTGGGTCGGTGCGGTTGGAATGACCGGCTCAAACGCTGAATCGTCTTCGATTGGTGCGAGGTTGAATGCAGGCATGGGTCAGTTTCTCCGCTGTTGGGAATTGCCCAGGTATTCGCGTCGGGCCTGTTTGAGCATTGCTCTCACCTGGCTGGCCGGGATACTTGCTCTGTTGCCGGCTTTATCGCCGTCGCGGACCCCTCGGCCGTTGGGGGCCTGCAGCGCCATCCACTCGTGGGCTATGTCCCAGTGGGCGGCGTCGAGGTTGTTGCTTTGACCGGTGATGTAAGCGGCCAGGGCCGGCCGCTTGCTGCCGGTGATCAGCGTTATGGCCATCCGGCTTTGGTTCTCGGGCGTAAAGGGTGCATTCGGCGATAGGCCCGATTCGCGG